ACTATGGCTGGTGACTATTCGACAGAGGGAAATGCGTTTCCTTCTGTGAACGCAACAAACTGAATAACAATGAGTAACGAAACTGAAAACGAATGATAGACCCATTTTATGAAACCTCGTTATGGTTAATCGTCATCCTCGGATGGGCCATAACAATCACCAACAACATTGAGTTGAGGGAGCAATTAATTGAATTGAAACAAAATGAAAACAGAAGTAATTAAATCGACCATGAAAGTAGTTCTTGAATTTGAGTTGCCTGAAGACAACTACCAGTTCCGCCATGCCATCGATGGTGCGCGAATGAAGTTGGCCATCTCTGACTACATCGAACGCATGCGTCAACGCCACAAGTACCAAGACCTTACAGAAGAGCAGGAGGGTGAGTTGCACAACTGCCGAACCATGCTAGGAGAACTGCTCGAAGAACGTGGCCTGTGGCACCTATTCGACATGGAATAAGACAGAATAAAATCACAGATGACTATATTCGCCACATGATTGCAGATGTGGTATTTAGGAACGCATACGGGACCGAAGTTGTCCTGACGCTGTACAACCTGAACAATATAGACAACTGGGAGTTCGTTAGGTCCACAATAGACAACCAGTCATACGCAATACACATCTTTCATGGAGAACAAGGAATGCAATGCGACATCCACTTCGCATACGACGACGACAGACTCGACATTGACAAACGATTTGCTCCCGATTATTTCAGGTGCGATGGACGATTATCAGAAGCTGATGATTCGCCGAGTTACCTCGAATAGAATCCAGTCAATCCGAGAAAAGTTTTATCAGATAACAGGCCACCTTGATTCAGGGTCAAGGGAGCAAGAGGTTGTCAAGCCACGAGCAGCACTTACCTGCGCTTTGTCCTGCCACTTCACAATAACAAGCATCTCAACAGCGTTTAATCAAAACCACACCACGCTCATCCACCATCGCCGCAAGCACGAAGGGAACATGGAGCACTGGAAAGGTTACAAGCAGTTGTTCGAAATCTCACTTCAAATCATTGAATCCATGCCTTACATCAAGTCCACCTGCCCCCCATCCAACCCAGCCAAATCGTTCAATGAATGGCAGGAGTTCCTCCTCGCAGAACGCAGGAAGATGTTCGCAAACAACTTGCGTACGAGCCAACGCATCGATGATATGGCTAACTTCGTAGACGAGCAGGATGTCAAGGACAAGGCCAATCTGCTTGACGCAATGCTCAAGGAAATCCGTGAAGGAAAAGACATCACGGAGGCAGCAAAGAAAACCATCGAAGACGCCATCAACTACGGATTCACACAATGAAGTCCTTCTATTTCTCCTTCGTCCCTCTGCTCATCGAGGTAGCAGACGACTCCTTCAAGTTCTCCATGTTCGAGATAACTGACTACAGAAATGGCGTCTCCAGTTTGTTCTCATGGGGCTATGTCACACACAAAGACCGAAAGATTTACGTGGTTGACTTTATGTTCTTCAAACTTCGTTCACTATGAGTTGCTTGTCAGAGGACAGGGAAGGCCTCACCTATGTGGTGACGGCCACCCGTAACAGCAGGCTAGAGATACTCACATTCCCCATCGGGGTCTATGACAACAAGGACTTGGCCATCAATGAAGCCAAAGAACACAAAGAGAAGTTTGGCAAGCATTACGATTATTACGTTTATGGGTTCGAAATGAACTTGACTGACACAAGTTCGCCACCTATCTTCGTCGTCTGATTTTTTTCACCCCAAACAATATCCCATGATTTTGCACGTTTACTGGATGGCTATCGTTCAAGCCATCAACAACCACGCTTGGTTTCACATGACCCTCTGATGTCAGGGATAGGCATCATTAACACACAAAAAACACTTTAATGAAGGACGAAACCATCACAGAAAATACCAAGCACTCCTACACATGGGGTGAGTTGGAGACAGGCATCAGGGACTGGGCTTATGCTCGTAACCTGCTGCACCAAGAGAACGCACAAGGACAGATGCTGAAGGTCATGGAGGAGGTAGGTGAACTCTCCTCTGCCATTGCAAAGCAGAAGCACATGGGCGAAGTAAAGGATGCTGTCGGCGATGTACTTGTCACTATCATCATCCTTGCAAACCAGCTGGGAGTTCGCCCCATCGACTGCCTGCGCCTTGCATATGACGAAATCAAAGACCGAGGAGGTAAAACCGTCAACGGAGTATTCATCAAAAATGACTGACCTTGAAATCAACTACGTCTACACCAGAGGAGACAACTGGTACATCACCCCATCCTACAGAGTTGCACAATGGAGGGGAGAAACATACTACGCCATCGAAACCTACGTTAAGGAAGAAACAGGCAACACAAGAAACTAACGAACCACAGGTTCAAAAATTAAATTCAATGTCCATCCACAAGAAACTTGCTGCTGTACAGGCAGAGTTGAAAGCCCCCAAGGGTCAGTTCAACAGCTTCGGGAAGTACAACTACCGCTCATGCGAAGACATCCTCGAAGCAGTGAAGCCGCTGCTCGCCAAGCACGAACTTGGCATGACGATTAGCGATTACATCATGTCTCACGAAGGCCGTGTGTATGTTCGTGCAGAGGTAGAGGTATTTGACTTCGATGGCAACATAGTCAGCGTGCAAGCTCAGGCCCGTGAGGAGGACTCCAAGAAGGGCATGGATGCTTCACAGGTTACTGGTGCTACGTCTTCCTATGCCCGTAAGTACGCACTCAACGGCATGTTCCTCATCGACGACACCAAGGACAGCGACTCCACCAACATGCACGGGAAAGAGACCACCACCACCCCAGGTCGTGTCCCAGTAGGCGGAGCGGCAGCCCGTGATGCCATCGCAGAAGAAGAGTCAGAGTCAGGGCTGTCCATCATGGACAAAGCTGTGGCCTACCTGAAAGCAGCCCGTAACCGCACCGAGGCATATGACTCCGTGATGAAGCACTACGGACAACAGCTTACTGAGGCGCAGAAGGGTGCCCTCAAGAAGTTCGTACGATGAACATCTCACAGCTCCTTCAGGACAGGTACGGAAAGCCGCACCTCTCCTACTCAAGCATCAAGCAGGCGCTTGATGACATCGCTCGGTTCGACTCTTACATGAAGAACGAGATTGTCTACAAGTCCGATGCGCTCGACTTCGGAACCATGTATGACATGCTGCTCTTCGAACGTGAGAAGGCGATGAATACTTACGTCATTCTTGACCACGAGGCAGTTCTTGAGCGGTGTTCATCTAAAACTCAAGAGACCAAGAGTCCTTCAGCTACCAACGAATACAAGGAGGTGAAGGCAGCTATGGTTGAGGAGTATGCTCTGAAAGGCAAGACGATTTGCAACCCTGATGACTGGAAGAAGGCGAACGAGATGATTGAACGCCTTGAATCCTGCAAGATTCTCAACAGCTACTTTAACGGAGACTACCAAGTCCCCATCTACCAAGAGATTGACGGAATCCTCATCAAAGGTTTTATCGACTGCCTCTCGTCAGATATGGTGGTTGACAGCAAGTCCACTCGCAGCGTAGATGGGTTTCGTTACGATGTCAACAAGCTGAGCTACGACATCCAAGCGTACCTGTACACGAAGGCCACGGGAATTAAAACCTTCTACTGGGTTGCACAGGAGAAAGAATATCCGTACCTTCCCGCTGTAGTTAAATGCTCTGAAGAGACATTGTTCAAGGGCGAGATGAAGTTCAAGTCAGCCCTCTCACGCATCAAGCAGTTTGTCACAAAAGACACAGACCCTAAATCAGATTTCCTGTACTATGAAGTCTAAGGCAAAAAACATCTTTGAGAACCTGCTCATCGTAGCAGTCCTCGCAACTGTCCACATCCTAATCACCAATTTCCTTTACTCATGAGCAATGAGAAGTCTTACGACAGCGTCCTGATGGGATTCGCTGACGAACCGAAGTTTGACAACGGTCAAATCCAAAGCTGGCGCGTGAAGCTCCGCGACTTTGAAATCAAAGAAATCCTCGACCGCTACCTCGCCAAGAGCAAGGACGGAAAGGGGCAGGCCTACATCACGCTCTTCATGAGCAAGGGAGGCAAGCCATTCGCACGGGTGTACAATCCCAACAGCGAGTCCGCAAAGGAGTACCGAGAAAAGAATCCGCCTAAGAATGAATCAGCACAGGTGGAAAACGACCTGCCATTCTAAGGCACTAGGCCTTGTGTGTGTGATTGAATGGGGGTTGGGGGACATTGAGTTCCTCAGCCCCTCTTCTTTCAAAGCCAAGGGAAAAGACAGGAAGCACACGTTTCATGCAGTCATCACTTCCCACTACAATACGATGGTAGACATACCTGTATTCGATGAGGAGTTCTTGGTGATGCTTATCGACAACAAGGAGGGGGACAACCTAATACTGCTCACACACAATGACTGTGTAGATGTAAAGGGAACGTCTGTAGACTTTCACTGGTTGGCTCCGCGAATCAAAAAGAAGTTCCATGTCACAGCAACCCCTTCCGATATACTATCTTGAAATGACTGTGATGTACAATCACGGGAAATCCAAAAGAGAGAAAAACGTGTGGTGTATCAGCAACTCAGATGACGTGATGGACATCATGGACGACAGACACGCGATGAGCACCATAGAGAGACAGTTGTATGCCGCTGGCTCAAAGACAGAACGCAAAGTAACAATCAAAAAAATACACCTATGCAAATATATGGGGATGCAGAACAAGGGGTTGAGCTAGTAAACAGCCCAGCTCACTACAACTCTTTTGAGAAAGAGACGTGGGAGATGATGATTGACATCTGGGGCGAGGAGAAGTTCGTTGCCTTCTGTGAGATGAATGCGTTCAAGTACAAGATGCGGGCAGGAACCAAGCCCAACGAAAGCATTACTAGAGATTTGCAGAAGGCCGACTGGTACCTCAAGAAAGCAAAAGAATACAGGAAATGAAAGTCACGCTGTACAGGTCTATCCACGAAACAGATAGGCCATACCATATCGGCATGGAGCAGGCGCTCGACAGAATCCAGAATGGCAAGTCCAAGGATACCATCGAGCGGTTTAGGGACACACGGGAGAGGGAGGACAAGATGTCGCTTCCCATCGTGCTGTGGAGCGGGACATTCAACAAGCGTGCTGACAACGAGCTGGTCGAGCACAGCGGGTTCATCGTCCTTGACTTCGACCACATCGACATCGAGCAGGGCAAGACCCAGGTGGGCTCAGACCAATACGTCAGGGCGTGCTGGGTGTCACCTTCTGGGGATGGACTCAAGGCACTCGTAAAGGTCAGCAACCCAGAGCGACACAGAGACCATTTCAGGGCTATCAAGGCCTACTTCAGCAAGACGTACGGCCTGGAAGTAGATGAGACTGGAATCAACGAGTCAAGGGCCTGCTTTGAGTCGTATGACCCAGACATCATCGTCAAGGACACGAGCGACTCCTTTGGTGGCCTTATCACCAAGAAGAGCGAGGAACAGGCCCCTGTGCAGCAGTACCTGTTCACAGACTACATGAAGCTCAACCTCGCTGCGCGTATGATTCGTCAGGCGCAGGACGGGGAGAAGCACGCCACGCTGCTCAAGGCTGCACGCCTCTGCGGTGGATATGTGTCTGCTGGACGTATGGAAGAAGAGGAGGCAGTTCGTGTCCTGTTCAGGGAGATATGCAAGCGAGACATCGACTCCGAGGAACACGCCATAGCCACCATCAGGTCTGGCATGGAGGACGGGAAGAACTCTCCACTGCGCGACATCATCAGCGACGAACGGTCAGTCACACGGGAACTGCTCATCAATGACGGAGACATGTCGTTCATCTCCTCTGACGATTCTGACTATCGGATGATTGACGACTTTGTAAACGGGAAGATTCAGGTGGGACTGGACACAGGTGACGAAGAGCTAGACAAGTTCTTTCGCTACAAGCGTGAGTTCGTCATCATCAACGGACACAGCAACGTAGGCAAGACCACGATGGCACTGTACCTGATGGTTAACTCCAGCAGCAGACACGGATGGAAGTGGGTGGTGTATTCGTCTGAGAACAGCACGTGGTCGCTGAAGATGACTCTGATGGAGTTCGCTACGTCGATGCCCATCAAGACGCAGAACTTCATGCAGCGCAAGGAGGCGTACCGCTGGGTCAACGAGCACTTCACTATCATCAACAACAACCAAGTCTACAGCTATTCTGACATCATCCTGTTCATGGAGAAAGTCAAGCGAATCCAGAACATCGACGCCATCTTTGTAGACCCATACAACAGCCTCAAAATTGACCTGAAGAACTCTAACATCGGAGTCCATGACTACCACTACGAAGCAGCCTCTGAGTTCCTCACCTACAGCACAGCAAACAACGTAGCCGTATGGCTCAACATGCACGCTGTAACCGAGGCGCAGCGCAGGAAGGGTGACGACGGACTGCCTATTGCCCCATACGCAGAGGACACCGAAGGTGGAGGTAAGTTCGTAAACAGGGCCGACTGCTTCATCACCATCCACAGGAAGGTGCAGGCACCTGACCTACAGACACGTAGGCTTACGGAGATTCACGTACGAAAGGTCAGGGAGGTAAAGACTGGGGGCCAACCTACAGGACTTGACGAGCCAGTCAACTACGTGATGAATCCAACTATGACTGGGTTCCGTTCAGTAAGGACTGGTAATGAGTTGTTTGAGCCTATAGGCCTTGATTTTACTAGGTATCAGGTGTTCAATGAGTAAAAGTATTGCATATCTTTACGCGCTATGTACAGAAGAAAAGGGTCGGGAACCGCCCCTCGTGCAGGCGCAAGGAAGAAAAACCTCGGCAAGTACAAGTCTCTACTAGAGAAGTATTGTGCTGAGAGACTTCAGCAAGAAAACCTAGAGTTCGCCTACGAGGGCAAGGAGTACATCCTTCAGGAGTCGTTTCACTACAATGGAGTTTACTATAAGATGACGAAAGGGAGTAAGGACCTCATCAAGAAGTCCAACTCCCACGTCCTCCCCATCAAGTACACCCCAGACTTTGTAGGTATAAACTACAACTTTGTTATAGAAACAAAGGGATTTATACATGAACAACATACTTTCCAGCTCAGATGGAAGATGTATTTAGACTACCTTTGTAAGAGTGGAGAGCCTCTCCCTGCGCTGTTTCTGCCAAAGAACAAGCAGCAGGTAGATGAGACTATAAACATAATTCTAGACTTAATTGCAGATGGACAAATTGAAACTATCGGAGATGTACGCCATAGCCACCACAAGAGTGGCCGAGGCAACCACAACTCTGTACGAAAGCCTTCACAACGAAAAGGGAGAGCCTTTGACGATGAAGGGACAGATAGCGGACAGGATTTCTAGCTATCAGAAAGAGGTGATGATTGAGCTAGACCTCATCAAACAGTCCTCTCTTGAGTTCAGGACGAAATAAATTTTTAGCCGCTAATAGCGTAGGGGCGCAAGGGGAGCTTATGTGGGCGGAACATCTTGTGTCTAAAGGACACGAGGTGGTTTTTTCTGAACCTAAGATGGTATACTGGGACATCAAAGATTCGCTTGGGAACTACTATGAGGTGAAGCTGGATGAGAAGGCCTTGTACTATGCAAGGAAGCAGAACAGACCACCGAACATGTTCATGGAGTACTGGAGCACGAAAAGGAACGAAGCCTGTGGGGTTATGGTGCTTGAGGTCAACTATTTTGTCTACATCGTGAAGCAGTTGGAGAAATGCTTTATGGCGTATGTGTTTGATTATGAGCCAATGAAGGAGCACCTAATCAAGACAGAGTATAAATCTAGAGACAATAGTGCCACGGGAGACAATAACGCGCTAGGCTGGCTCGTTCCTATACATGAGATAACAAACTCGTCAGACTCAGGATTCATAAAGTCTGTCATTTTGTAGTATCTTGCAAGCCGTTTCCTTCTAAAAAACAAACCATGTTAAACACAGATTCTCACTCCATTCCGTGGGGTGAAGTAGGATACCCCGTCTTCAAACGGACCTACGCAAGACCAGTTGGAGAGCGCACTGAAGAGTGGCCAGAAACCGTAGAACGAGTCATCAAAGCATGCAACGAGCAGCTTGGGTGCAACTTCAATGACGCTGAACAGCAAGATGTACGCGACATCATGCTTAACCT